CATAAGCAGATTTTTCACCTTAAGTGTAGACCCACTTAGAAGACCAAGAACGTCAATGCAACCGCATATTACAGCTACTATTGACACTAGGCGCCAGCCCGTTAAAGCTGACAATCCTGAATTGAGGATCAAATATCTCGAGGATGCTTCCTTGTTATCGGAGCGTTACGGGATTACTCTCAATTCAGTAAAAAAAGTCATTACCATTGTGGAAAGGATCTTTGAAATCTATCAAATTTTTGGTTTTTTGGATTTCCCTAAAAGTAATGGAGAGTTCGTTTCTATGAACCATTCGCTGAACAAAGTCGAACGGGTGAACATGAGACGTGCTTGCCACGCCTTCCACAAAAGTGTGCATAGGTACTGCAAAGTACTGGGGTTGGTTGGAGAAGATAATTGGGCAAAATTATTCAAGTGGAAATTTTGCGCCTTCTTCTCTTACTACACTTTACAGGAAATGCCTATCTGTAGATTCCAATCGGATCTCTGCAAAGACTCTCGCCAAGTTTTTAAACCTTGGTTCCTTATTGGTGGAATTGTTCACGATTTTACTATATACATGGAGGCACATATGCCAGAGCAGTTTTGGGAGTTTCTGACTTCGATACTACATCTTAAGAAAGGTTGTCCCAGAATGGATCGTGAGTTGGTGGAGATACAAGTATCAGCCACAGTTGAAAAATTAACAACTGAGGCCTCACCTCCTGAGTTTCTTCTGGGCACGTCCAACTTAGACATCCCAAGCGTGAGGAAAGAGCAACGAAAAACGAAGAAATTTGACACGATTGATTGCGATATAATGCGTAATGCATTATCTCGAGACCGAATTGTGGAAGAATTACATCGTACTGTTGACGAAATCTTTACGAATTCTCGGATGCCTTGGACAGCTGTAGTCGAACCTTTCTTCCCTTCATGTTCTGCTCACTATATAAATAGTAGGAATGAGGGGGGTGCCGTCGGTATGTTATTCACCGACCCGGACAATGAGAAGTTTCTTGGGGACGATCTTTTATCGATCGGAATTGAGAATGTCCGTTTGACCGATCCTAAGTCATGGCATTATGGTAGATATGGAAAAATGGAGGATGAATCCTTAAAAAACCAAGGGGCTTCATTGGATCTCTCTGCAGAGGTACCAACATTGGTTATTGATGACACTGATCTAAGATCAAGGTGGCAGGCCTTTTACTGGGCACAATGGAGTAAGGCGAAAGTCGAACTTCCTCTTGTGGCTCCAGTCGGTCTGGTCGAGCCTTTGAAGGTTAGGGTTATCACTAAAGGTCCTGCTTACCTTTATACCGTACTTAAACCTTTTCAAAAGTTTTTGTGGCGGACGCTCAAAGATCATTCTTGTTTCGAATTGATTTCTCGTTACGTAAGTGAGGAGGATATTGATTTTGTAGCTAGTGATTTACTCAGTACCACTGAAGGTCGTGGTCATCATTCTTGGATGTTATTATCCGGGGATTATGAGGCATCTACCGATAACCTATTTAGTTGGGTTTCAGAAGTGATTTCTGATAGGATCATTATGCATTTACATCGGAACTGTACAGATGAAGATGAAGTTAATCTTCCTCTGGGTTTCTGGGCGGATGCTAAAACGATGATGAGGACGGCATTGACCGGCCATATTTTTAATCTAGATGGTAATGACCTTCTACAAAAAAATGGACAGTTAATGGGATCGATCGTATCCTTTCCAATACTTTGCATAGCTAATGCAGCATGTTGTCGTTTGTCACTTGAGACAGATCGAGACATATATGATTATGTCTTTCCTGATCATAATGACTTCAACATAGATATGAAGTATATACCATATCAAGCTCATAGGCTTAGCCTCGACCCTAACCGGTGTCAGGATGGGAGCTACTATAGTCGACATGCACCAATGTTAATCAATGGTGATGATTGCCTACTTAGAGGAACTCCTTTTTTGAAAAAGGTTTGGGAAGAGATTGCAAAAGCGTTTGGTTTCAAATCTTCTATGGGAAAGACCTACTGGTCAAATGAATTTTGTACCATTAATTCTAGTACTTTTAGGAAGATCCAAAATTGTAGCGCATCCGGTTTTAAAGAGATTAAATATGTCAATTCCGGTTTATTGCATGGATTAAAACGATCGGCCTGTGGTAACGCAGACCCTCAACAAGCACACGGCAACCTTGGAGTAGTTGCCCGAGAGTTGAAGAGAAGTTCCCCACCAGAAGTGTGGAAAAGAGTTAAGAGTCTCTACATAAGTCATAATCGGAAAAAACTTAATTGCTTTTCCAATATGTCTTTACCTTGGTTTTTACCAGAATGGCTTGGAGGAGTTGGACTTCCCCGAGACGACGAGACAATTAGCCCTTTAGACCGTTCGATATGTACAATTATCAGATCAAAGTTTGCATCGTTGATACAAGCAGAGAAATCTGATATAGATTGGAAAGTGAACGAGTTGGTTCTCAAACAACTTTCAATTTGGAAGACCCGTGGGTTAGAAGAGACAAATTTTCAACGAATTGCTCCGGCGAAAAGTTGTGAAATTAGATTCTCGGATGACCACATTTTCCTTGAGACATCTGAAGAGATGCTGTTAGAGGATAACTATCTTGAAGCTTATAAGTTGATGTGCATTGCACTCCTTTTTGCTACACCCTTTTCTGAACTTAAAAGAACAGAGAAGTGGCTCGGAAGTTATGACCGAAAAACTAGGAAAACACGGAAGATTATTCCAAATGGGGTAAGGTTCATCAAACAAAATTCAGTTATTTGGGCGAAAGCCAGAAAAATGATTGGAACCACTGGTTCTCTAGATGAGATGTATGATGATGAATTTGAACACGAAAAAAGGAAATTCTTTTTGCCTTGTTTGCGAAAAGAATTGAGGGTGGCTGTCCCCAACTTAGATGGGGCCCTCAGCGCTGGATGGAGGTAACCGTTCAGG